TTCCACAGAATTAAATAACGCCGCAAATGCTTAAAAATAATTTAATTTTATCTAACTTTTCTCCTTTTTATGCCGTAGTAGAAGACCGAAAAGATCCATTAAAAATGGGCCGTCTTCGTATTCGCATTATAGGAATACATTCTGATAATAAAAGTTTAGTCCCAACTGAAAGTTTGCCATGGGCTCAAGTGTCCGTTTCAAGTTCGATTACATGGTCTGGACCAAAAGAGGGTGATTGGGTCCATGGATATTTTATGGATGGAGAATTAGGACAAGAACCATTGGTGACTGGTGTCTTTAATAATGGCATTGTTCGTGATGATATCCCAAAACCTGATAATTCTCCACAATTACCAACTCACGATAAAGATAATACTGTTGGTGAACCAACAACACCAAGAATTAGACAAGGTGTAATTGATGGTACACAGATAGAGGTAACAAATAATAATTTAAGTCATGTTTGTGATATTTCAATTGAAGTAAATAAAAATGTAGCATTAGCCAGACTTAAATTTGGACAATTTATACAGGCTATTCGAGATGCAATTCGAGCTCTTGTTGCGGCTTTAGGTTTAGATCCATCTGGTGAAATTTCTAAATTAATAACCCTTCTTAAAAAGTTAACAGCTGAATTAAAAAAGATTCAAGCCTGGTTAGAAGAGGTTGCTGATTATAGTAAAGTTATTATTGCATATGCTCGAAAAGTTAGAGCTATGGTCGATTACATTTTAAGTTTACCTGAGAAATTATATGAATTAGTAAAAGATTGTTTAGCCAACTTCTTCTCAGCTATCGCATCTGGTTTGTCAGACTTATTTACATTACCTGGAGTCCAAGGTTCTTCAGATGTTGGTGGATTACTTACTGCTATAGGAGACCTTGCTAATGCTGGATTAGGTGTAGTGGAATCTGGAATTAAAGTTGCTTCAACACCAGTAGCTGCTCTTGGTGCATTTTTAACTCCATCATCTGCGGCTGCACAACAAGAAGCTGCAAACAGTTTAATTAATTATTTGGCAACAAATAGTTCAAATACAAGTGCAGCTACTGATACTGGATTTGTTTTGGGACAAGTCTCATCATTACCTTAATTATAGGATATTAAAATGGCATTAGATAAACCAGAATTTGATAATGGTTGGACTGAACCGGAATCCGCAGCGTCAGCTGAAAATCCGCCAGTTTATCCATATAACCACGCAACAAAAACCGAATCGGGACATATATTTGAATTAGATGATACTCCTTCCCGTGAGCGAGTTCGTTTATCCCATAGGTCTAAAACATTTTTAGAAATGCACCCAAATGGTGATGAGGTTCATAAAATTGTTGGTGATGGATATGAAATTATTGCTAAAAATAAAAATGTGCTAATTAAAGGTGTATGTAATATCACTATTAATGGCGATTCAATAGTTCATGTTAAAGGTAATAAGATTGAAAAAATTGATGGCGATTATGAACAAGAAATTCTTGGTAATTTTACTCAAATAGTTAAGAAAAAATCTAAAATTATATCAGAAGATGATATGACACTTGGAGCTAATGCTGGTTTTGGTGGTGCGCTTAGAATTGCTACTGGCGACCACTTATATCTTGAGGGTGATTTACATGTAGCTGGAGATTTAACAGCTGATAAGATTACCTCATTAACTCGTGTTGATGCTGGTACTGGCGTAAATGCCGGTCCATTAGGATTTGTTTCTATGTTTGGTGGATTGTCACTAGGTATTCCAATTGCTATTCCTGAATGTATTTATACTTTAGGAACAATAAATTCCGCTGTTTCTGTGAATTCTCCAATAGGAAATTTTTCAGTTATGAATTCAATTCTTATGATGGATATTGTAAATTCATCTAGGTATAATATCCATATTCACCCAACACCAAAAGGTCCTAGTGGACCACCAAAGATAAAGTTTTTAAATTTTTAAAGTTTTTATAAGGATTTAATATTATGAGTAGTATATTTTCAAGATTACAATATGACTTTGATGACACAGATTTAGATATAATTAATTTATCAGCCAATGTTGTTTCTCATCTCAATGCAGTGCCACAATTTTTAAATGATTGGCAAAAAGAAGATATTGCAACAAGTAATACTGGTGGATATTTTGTCAATCCTTTGGATCCCATTACATCAGATATTCGAGATGAAGCTAATACAATTATGCCTTTATTATCATCTTCTGCACAGACTAGCGCTCTTCAAGGTTCAACGGGAACAATTACCACATTATTTGCAAGTATAAACGCTAATTTAATTAATATTTCTGGAAATACAGGATATAATTTTATTGCTCATACTGATAGGATATCTGGAGTAGTTGGATATACTCCTACTGAAAATGAAATAGATTATCCATATTATAATTCTGCTATGGCTGTAGGAAAAATAATGATGTATTTAACTAACCAGTCTGATGGTATAGTCAATAATTCACCAATATTGGGGTCTTTTACAAGTTTATTTGTAGGTGATGAATTACAAGATACTTTAAATATAGTTTCAACATATACTAACACGATTAATACTAGCATTACTTACACAACAACATTGTTAGGTACACCACCAAATACTTACATTTTTACAACAAAAACATCAAATTTATCATTAAATGATGTTCAAGAAATAAGTAATAATGTATCATTTATTATTAGCACGATAGGTACTCGAACAACACACGATATAGCTTTTTATCAAAATTTACAAGCTATTTTAACTGACTATGGTATTGTTAGGCAATTTGATAATCTAGGTCAAACAGAAACCAACTTACTTACAAATTATATTGGTTCCGATAAACTTCTTTCACGAATTACATGATAAATAGTATATGGCAACCGTAAAAACAAATATAGCTCGAGATTATAAAGATTTGGATTTGAATTTTACCATTCATCCAATTAGAAAAGATATTAATAAACACACCGGTGAAATGGCTGTTATTAATTCCATCAAAAATTTAATCTTAACAAATCACTATGAAAGACCATTTAATCCAGATATTGGGTCAAATGTTCGTAAATTATTGTTTGAAAATTTAGATATTATTACAGCCACAGCATTAGAACAAGAAATAACTCAAACAATTAGAAATTATGAACCAAGGGTTAGATTGTCAAAGGTATATGTCAATTCTGATGCTGACAATAATGGGTTTAAAGTTCGTATGGATTTTTTTATTATAAACAAAACAGAACCCATCACAATTGATTTTTTCCTAGAGAGAATTAGATAAAATGGTAGACCGCTTAAAAGTTACTGAACTTGATTTTGATACAATCAAGACCAATTTAAAAACATTCCTAAATCAACAATCAGAATTTACAGACTATGATTTTGAAGGTGCTGGGCTTTCTGTATTGATTGATTTACTTGCCTATAATACCCATTATAATGCCTACTATCTTAATATGGTGGCCAATGAAGCTTTTCTTGATACCGCCATATTAAGAAATTCGGCCGTATCACATGCTAAAGTATTAAATTATGTTCCGCACTCAACACGAGCGCCCGTAGCTTATATTAAATTTGTTGTTGATTCAACATCATTTACTCCAGCTACATTGACACTATCCGAAGGATTTACATTTCTATCAAATCTAATTGATTCAAAGTCCTATAATTTTGTTTTATTGGATAATGGTATAAGTGATATTACTGTTTCAAAAACAGGTACTAATTTTATTTTTAGTAATATTGCAATCTATGAAGGTCAATTAGTCTCATACAATTTTACACATAATTCAGCTTCAAATCCAAAACAAGTATTTACGATATCTGATACAAATATTGACACCACAACATTAAAGGTTACTGTTCAACCATCAGCCGCAAATACAGCATCATCTGTTTATACTAAAGTGTCCGATGTCTTGGAAGTGACAGCTTCATCGGAAGTATTTTTCTTGCAAGAAGAACGAAATGGCAGGTATCAAATTTATTTTGGTAATGATGTCGTAGGTAAATCTTTAGCTGATGGTGCAATTG